ATCCGTACCCCGATAAAGAGTACAAACTTGCTTTTGATTACTACACATTTCCAGCCGATTTAGTTGCACATGATGACACTACAACTATTCCCGATAGGTTTAAGCCTGTTATCATAGGTGGCGCTACTGCTTTTGTATATCAGTATAGAGGTGAAGTAAATCAATACCAACTTAACTTTCAAAGATTTGAACAAGGTATTAAGAATATGCAAACACTTCTTGTTAATAGGTTTGACTACCTTAGCTCTACAGTAATAGAGAGACATTAATGCCAGATAGTTCTCAGATACAACCAGCTTCCTTTAACTGTGAGGGTGGTTTAGTTTTAAATCGTTCTACGTTTCAGATGGAGCCGGGTCAAGCTTTAGTTTTAGAAAACTTTGAGCCTGATACTGAGGGTGGGTACAGAAGAATAAACGGCTATCGTAAATATATTAATGTAATTGTACCACAAACATCTAGCGCAAACGAAAGTATAATAGGGTTAGCTAACTTTGCTAATGTAGTTATAGCTTGTAGAGGTGAAAAAATATATCGTGCAGCTTCTACTGAATTAGCATTGACTATTGGTCAAACAGATACAATGTCCGGTTCTGGAATAATTAAAGTAGACAGTGTAGTTGGTTTTCCTACAAGCGGTACTTTAACACTTGTTGGAGCTACAACTCAAGATGGTAGCACAAATGTTACTGAAACATTTAATTATACAGGGGTTAATTTAACCTCTATACCAAATGAGTTTACTGGTGTAACACGATCTGGCAATAGCCAAAGTACAAAAGGTAGACACATATCAAATGTAGCAGTTTCTTCTGCATGGATAGAAATAGATACAGGAAGAACTAATGCAACAAAATATAGAACTGAAAGATTTAATTATGATGGCAATGAAAAGATTATTTTTGTTGATGGTGTAAATGCCCCTGTAGTTTTTAATACTTCTTTTAATGCTACGGATGTAAGTACAAGTTCAGTTGCAGGTTCTAAATTTATTGCTTCCTTTAAGTCTCATATGTTTTATGCAGGTAAGTCTACTACGGCAGAAGAGTTAATATTTAGCGCACCTTTTAATGAAGATGATTTTACTTCTGGTAATGGTGCAGGTAGTATTAGAGTAGACGATACTATTACAGGAATAAAAGTATTCCGTGATTCATTGTTTATATTCTGTGAGAATAGGATATTTAAACTGGTAGGAAACACTTCTAGTGATTTTCAAATGGTTCCCGTTACTAGAAATATTGGTTGTCTTAATGGTGATACTATACAAGAATTTGCAGGAGATTTAATTTTTCTTGCAGCAGATGGTCTTAGAACTATTGCCGCTACTACAAAGATTGGTGATACTGAACTTGGTACAATAAGTAGAAATGTTCAGAGTCTTTTTGACGAAAACATACTAGATTCATCTCTCTTTGAAAGTGTAGTTATAGCAGACAAAACACAGTACAGAATATTCTTTACAAAAGAAGGTCAAGCTGATAGTATTACAAGATGTGTTGTTTGTGTAAAAAAAGAACAGGGCTATGAGTTTTCAGAAATACGAGGAATAAAACCTGTAGTTACAGATACGCTTGTACAATCAGGAGATGTATTAGTATTACATGGAGACTCTGTAGGTTTTGTACACAGACAAGAAAAGGGTAATACTCTTGATGGTACTCCTATACTGGGACGATACAGAAGTCCTGATTTAAGTTTTGGAGATAGTGGCATACGTAAACATATGCAAAGAGTTATTCTTAACTTTAAACCTGAATCAGCCATTAGTGCAGATTTACTTGTAAGATATGACAATGAAAATTCAGACTCCGCTAGACCTGCGGCGTACTCTATTAGTTCTACAGATGTAGCTTCTCAATTTGGTGTAGCTGTATTTAGTAGCGCAGGGTCAAATGTAAGAAATGTTTTTGGAGGTCCATCGCAACCTCTTATAAGACAATCCGTAGAAGGCTCAGGGTTTTCTACAATATTAAGAATAAATGATAATGGTGAATCTAGACCATATTCACTAAAAGGTTTTCAGCTAGAATATTTATTAGGAGCAAGACGTTAAATGGGTGCTACATACACAAGACAATCTACCTTTACTGATGGAGATGTTATCGACTCAGATTTGTTTAACAACGAGTACGATCAGCTATTGGCTGCTTTCGCCTCTAGTACAGGTCATACACACGATGGTACAGCAGGTGAAGGTGGTGCAATTTCTAATTTATTATCTGATAGTATTGTATTTGGTACAAACGCAGGTGACATTACACTAACTTGGAATGGTGGCAGTAATGATGGTGTACTTACTTGGATGGAAGATGAAGACTACTTTCAGTTCTCTGATGATTTACTTATATCTACTAACGAGAAAATACAGTTTCGTGACACTGCTATATATATTAATTCTTCCGCTGATGGTCAACTTGACATTGTTGCAGATACAGAAATACAGATTGCTGCTACTACAGTAGACATAAATGGTAACGTAAATGTAAGTGGTACTTTGACTATTGGCGGTGCAGGTATATCGGAAGCTGAGTTAGAAATACTTGATGGTGCTACCGTAACTACAGATGAACTTAATATTCTTGATGGTGTTACAAGTACTTTTACTGAACTTAATCTTTTAGATGGGGTAACTGCTACTACAGCAGAGTTAAACATTCTTGATGGTGTTACAAGTACTTTTACTGAACTTAATCTTTTAGATGGTGTAACGGCTACTACAGCAGAGTTAAACATTCTTGATGGTGTAACGGCTACTGCAGCAGAGTTAAACATTTTAGATGGTGTTACAAGTACTTTTACTGAACTTAATCTTTTAGATGGGGTAACTGCTACTACAGCAGAGTTAAACATTCTTGATGGTGTTACTTCTACTGCCGCTGAATTAAACATACTAGATGGTGTTACTTCTACTGCCACTGAATTAAACATACTAGATGGTGTTACAAGTACTTTTACTGAACTTAATCTTTTAGATGGGGTAACTGCTACTACAGCAGAGTTAAACATTCTTGATGGTGTTACTTCTACTGCCGCTGAATTAAACATACTAGATGGTAAAGCTTTTCTTGATGAGGATAACCTTGCTAGTGACTCTGCTACTGGTATTGCTAGTCAGCAGTCTATTAAAGCATATGTAGATGCTAATACAGGTGGAACTCTTAGCGAAGTATTATCTAATGGTAACAGGACAACCACTACAGAAAAAATTGAATTTCGTGATGCTGGTATCTACATAAACTCTAGTGCTGATGGTCAACTTGACATTGTAGCAGATACAGAAATACAGATTGCCGCTACTACCATAGACATTAACGGTGCAATAAACGCTAGCGGTGAGATTATAGCTGCTTCCTTAGACATCTCAGGTGACATAGACGTAGACGGCACGACTAACCTTGATGTCGTGGACATTGATGGTGCTGTTGATATGGCATCTACACTTACAGTTGCAGGAGTTCTTACAGGTGCATCATTAGACATCTCAGGTAACATAGACGTAGACGGCACAACTAACTTAGATGTAGTAGACGTAGACGGAGCAGCAAACTTTGCAGCAGACGTAACTATTGCAACTGGTGCAGATATTATTACTGATACAGCAGGCACTGACAATGTTCGTATAGGTTTAGACGCAGGTGACTCAATAGCATCGGGTGGAATTCGCAATATTGTAATAGGAAGAAATGCAGGTACTGCAATTACGACTGGTGATTCTAATGTTGCTATAGGTTGGGAAGCTCTTAAAACTGAAGATGCACATGGAAATAACGTAGCCATTGGAGCATCCGCTTTATCTACTCAAAACGCAGGAGCAGATGGCTACAACGTAGCAGTTGGTTATAACGCAGGAACAGCAGTCACCACAGGTTTAAGAAACATCCTTATCGGTGGTCTAGCTGGTGATGCCTTAACGGATGCTGACTTTAATATAGGTATTGGTCATCAAGCTATCACAGCAGATACACTAGGAAGTTTATCTACTGCTGTTGGTTATAGGGCGTTAGCTAACCAAAACTTTACTACAGCTACCAATAGTTACAACGTAGCAATTGGCGCTGATGCAGGTTTAAACGTCACCACAGGCACACATAACAATTTTTTTGGTGGTTTAGCAGGTGATGCACTTACAGATGGTGCTGCTAACGTGGCTATCGGCTTTGCTGCTTTAAGTTCAGACACTAGAGGGCATAGCAGTGTTGCTATTGGTCATGGTGCATTGGGTGCGCAAAACTTTACATCTACTACAGATTCTTTCAATACAGCCGTTGGTAAGCTTGCAGGAACAGCAATAACAACAGGCACAGAAAACACACTCATTGGCGGTCTTGCAGGTGATGCTATGACTACAGGTAGCTACAATACTGCTGTTGGTAAAGATTCTTCTGGTAAAGTTACTACAGGAAGTCACAATGTATCTGTGGGTCGTATGGCTCTTAGAGAAACTACAACAGGGTCTAATAATACGGCCTCGGGTAGAAGTGCTTTAGAATCAAATACGACAGCCGACAACAACACTGCTGTTGGCTTTGAGTCTTTAAGGGCTAATACTACTGGTCCTGACAACGTAGCGGTTGGAAGAGGGGCATTGCTCGACAACACTACGGGTTTAGAGAATACTGCTGTGGGTTCTAGAGCATTGCCCAACAACACTACCGCTAATTATAACACTTCTGTGGGTAAGGACTCAATGTTCTACAATACCACAGGCTCTAACAACACAGCAGTTGGTAGGAAAGCTTTAGAAGACAACACTACTGCTTCCAACAACACTGCCGTTGGTTTTGAGTCTTTGGCGGCTAACACTACAGGGCATGAAAACACAGCTTCGGGTAGACTTTCTTTAAAGGCTAATACGACAGGTTCAGATAATACTGGTTTTGGCAACGGCGCACTGTTTTCTAACACCACTGCATCTTCTAACACCGCAGTAGGTTCAGGGGCGTTAAACTCTAATACTACAGGCGCAAACAATACTTCTTTAGGTACAGGTGCTTTACTCGCCAACACTACCGCATCTGGCGGAACAGCAGTAGGATATAGGGCTTTATATGCAAACACTACTGGGGCTAACAACACCTCTGTGGGACATGCCGCCCTACAGGCTAGTACTACAGGCGCAAACTTAACAGCAGTTGGCTTCTATGCCCTAGTTGGTAACACTACGGGAGCAGACAATAGCGCCTTTGGCAAAAGCGCTCTTCAAAACTGCACCACGGGTTATAACAACGTGGCAGTTGGTGGGGGTGGAACTTATCTTGCTCCAGCACTTACGGCTGTTACAACAGGCTTCCGTAATGTTGGTGTTGGTGTAGGTGCAGGGGCGAGTATTACGACAAGCGTAAACAACACGTCTATTGGTGACCAATCGCTTTATGCCTGTACAGGCAGTGATAACACTGCTGTTGGACAAGCCGCTGGTTCTGCAATTACAACAGGTAGTAGTAATGTTTTTATTGGTAAAGCCGTTGGGCCAACGGCGGTCGGCCAAACTAATGGTATTGGTATAGGTGTAAGTATTGCCGCCGCCGCTAATGACTTTTCATTTGGTAAATCTGGTAATGTTGTAACAAACGACTTTGATGCAGATGCTAACTGGTCACGGTCATCCGATGAACGATTAAAGAAAAACATTGTAAATCAATCATTAGGTTTAGATTTTATTAATGATCTTAGGACTGTTAAATATAACTGGAAGGCAAGTAACGAACTCGACTCTACAGATGCTCAGTTAGCACATCTTTATAAAGAGGATGCGGCAGACAATGAGATGAATACAGATGTAGTAATGCACAACTTTATTGCTCAAGAAGTAAAAGCCGCATTAGACACAGCAGGGGTTTCTAACTTTGCTGGTTGGAAAGAAGATCAGAATGGAGTGCAACAAGTATCTCGTGAGATGTTTGTCATACCATTAGTCAAAGCACTACAAGAACTATCAGCAAAGAACGATGCTTTAGAAGCACGTATAACAGCCTTAGAAGGATAAAGAATATGACAGACAGAACAGCGGCAGAATTAGCACAAGACTACTCAGCAATGGGTGACTCTATTGCACTCATCACAGACGTTATCGCAGGCAATGCAATGGCAGGTGACTTAGCGGCAGATCGCCAAGGTTGTGTTGATCGTAACACACAGCATCTTGAGCTAATGAAAGCTAAATCAGACTGGGGTAGTGAGTC